CCCATGCCGCCATTATCTCCAAAGGCAGGGCCACCATTCCGCATTCCAATAGTCTGTAAGCCATTCATTTGACGAGAATACTCTCTAGGGTTTAACGAAACTACACCGCCACCTTGGTAGCCGCCATAACCTTGATATTCGTAATCTTTTCTTGCTAGAGCAATTGCATCATCTCTTACAGCCGTAGAGCGAGCTAGAGTTGCGGCCTTCTTGTCTTCCAATTCCTTCGCTATTCGATCCATTGAATCTTGAGCTTTTCTTTCTCCTCTCATCCCTTCGCCTACAGCTATCGGGACTAAAGAGCCTGCTGAAGTTAACTGGCTTCCAAATGCGCCTGCGGCTCCTTCTGTTCCAAAACCTTGTTGAACTCTTTCAAGATTGGTCATTCCGGCAGAAGCATCTTTTGCCGCTGTAAGTGCATCCTGTGCGCCCGTAGCAATGTTTGCAGGCCCAGTAACAGCGGGACTATTTAAAAGCTTGTCAAGGCCTGCTTTCTCTAACCCTACACCTTGAGCAGTAGCGGCCGTTGTTGCATCTTTTGCCGCTTGAGTTGCCGCTGTAGCTGTGTCAGTTGCCGCTCCAACACCTGAAGCTACATCACCAACTGCACCTAATGCTTTTCCTACGCCAAAGCCTGTAAGCCCTGACATAATTCCTTCTTTAAGGTCACCAGTTACTGCGGTTGTTGCAAGACCTGAACCAACTGCACTAGCAAGTGCGGCATTTGCGCCAAGTGCGCTAAGTCCAGTCCCTAAAGCTGTGCCTGTAAGCGCAGTACCCATAGCGGCAAAAGCTGATCCTCCAAACATGCTACCCAACAAGGGAGCCAAGAACGGTAAGAATGCTTCTGGCTGTCCTGTCATAGGGTTGGTGGTCAGAGAACCTGTAGGAGACAAAGACGCTAACCCTTGAACTTCAACTGGATTCATGTGGACAAGCATACTGTCCCCATATCGACCTTGGGTTGCCATTTGCTCTGCCGCAGGTTGCATTGGTCGATTTGTCATTTGTTGTCTGTTCATTAGCTAGTCTCCACGCCAAAAAGGTTAAAACTTACATTAGCCGCACTTGAGTATACTTTCATGACATCATTCTGTCCTAAACAAATACCGATTACTACGGTCTGAGAGGTTTCAGCCGCAAGTGATTGATTAAAGAATATAAATTGCTTGTCGTCTGCGCTCGCTCCTGCAACGTGAACGCTGACTCTAAACGTAATTGCACTGCCTGACCTGTTGCATATAACAAGAGAACTAACGGTTGTCTGCGTTATATTAGGCGTTGTGTACAAAACTGTTACAGTGGTAGCTGATACATCTAGCTGACCAAGGATTTTAATTGCGTCACTCATGAAGCACCCATCAATAAGAATTGGAATCTACGTAAGGCTAAAGAGCCTGTTTTATCACTCTGCCGCTTTGCAACGTCTATCTCGTTATCTGCATTTGACAAAGCAAACTCTAAAGACCGTCTAGTGCTGTTTTCGTTAGCCTGATCGTATTCTTCTCTAGCAACTGGCAAAGGTGTCTTAACTGTAGCCATTATCGTCTACCATCCTGTCTTACATCTATTCTAAGCGTTCCTAGTCTCCAACCATAGCCTTCGCCATTGCTTTCAACACGAATGACTGGGTGTCTTGACCTTGCCCTTATATGAGACTCTGTGGTGTTTGCTGTTATTGTAGTCGTTGCAAGAGTCGATGTATCCTGCAAGGGGTAATCTCTACCCTTAATAGTCATATCAACAGACGGGTCAGTCCCTTTAAAGGAAAAGTCTGGAATAATACCAGTCATAAACATAAATGCGTTTCCATCACCAATCTCAAGATCGCCCGACTCTACATAAGCAGTCAAAGGTAGCCCGTCATCGTCAAACCCCTTCTCATGCTCGTAAAGGTAGTTTTGATCAGTGTCAGTAATAACAGAAGATGCTAGAGGGAAGTTACCCAAACCAGAGTCAAACCATGCGCCTCTAGTCAGCGTTCCTATAGACCAAAGGTTTTCTTCGTAATTGTAAGTGACGTAATTTGTTATCTCTGTGTTTCCTGTTCCTATAGGGTAGAACCAAGTAACCTCAGAATGCGCTGAGTTTTCAGCGGCAAATACTTTAAATGCCTGACCAATGTTTAAGTTTGAGAAAACATAATCTTTTACCGAACAAGGCAATGGCTGTACTGATCCGTTGTAAACAAAGAATCCACCTTCGTCCATAAAAAACACTGAACCCCTAGCGTTAACAGCCGCGTTAGGAGAAATCATAGAAGTGTCTGTGCTTATTGTTGAGAAGTTAAATACAAAGGGAGGGCCAACAAAGCGCATTGAGTGCAGGCTAACATCTGTAAATATAAGTATCTCTTCCCTTGCTTGGATTGCTCCAATGATTATTGACCCTGAGTTGATTCTTACACCGCCTGCTGTGTTGGTAGCTGTGGGTGTCCAGTCAATTGCATTTTGTTGATCAGAGAATCGAATAAACAAAGGATCAATTGCTGATGATCCTAAAGGATTAACTACAAACGCAATAACGTGCTGATCAATGTCAGAAACCATTACCTGAAGAGCAATTGTTGGTGCGTTAGATTGTCCTGAAATCCCAGAAATATCAACTGCTCTAGTGGCTAATCCACCTGATGTGTCATGATAGTAAATTCCTCCACCCCTGACATTAAGAACTAAATCCTCACCAAAGTTGTCTTGACTGTAAAGCCTTAACTGATTGCCTGAACTAATATCACTGGCAGAACCAAATCCTCCAGAACCCCACGCACTTGCTCCAAAGCCTGTGCTTGAAACGTAAGCGTTAAGACCTGTATTAATTTGATACTTTCCAACGGTGCTACTGCCACCATTTCCTGAGTCACTGCCATTGGCTGTAACTATATTTCCAGATGTATCTTTAGCAATGAACGTGTATACGCTTGACGAAGATACTGAAACTATCTGATGCTCTTGATTTAAAACTGAGGCTACAATTGTTCCACCTAATGTTGCGGCAGATGTAAAGCTTATAAAATCATTTACAACAGCGCCATGACCTGCTTCTGTCACGGTTATTATGGATGAGCCGTTAGTTGCGGCAAACCTTGGGTCACCTGCTGAGGTTGTTAATCGTATGGGCGTAACATCATTAAAGTTGTTACCTTCAGCTATATAGAATTTAAGGTGAGTTCCCACCCCTATATATTTTGTGAAAGATAACGATGCCCAACGATGTAAAGACCTGCTTACGCCCAAGAAATACTCGGTTGTAAACTTTTCCCATCCGCCTATTTTTTCAGGACGGCCTTGCCTAAACCTTATCTTATCAGAGTCAAACCAACCCTGATCAGCAGTGTAGTCTGTGCCTTCCTTATTAACTCCGGGAGAAAACTGTAACTTAGTTAACGCCATTTTATTCTCCGTTATTAACGTCTACGAATTTGACCCATGCTACCAATACCGCTCATCATTGCAGGCCTTTCCACAGCCATAAACTGCTCTGCCGCCTCCATCGCCATCGCTTGCTGACGCTGTAAATCACCACCGCCAAAATTAAGGTTATCAGGCCTATTAACCACTTGGCGCATGTTTTGATTGCCCAATGTACCCACAAATGCAGGTTGAGCAGGGGGGCCGGAGGGTTGTTGCGGAGCAAAAATCGATGGCATCGGTTGCATTCTTCCCCCGCCTATATTGTCTGGCCCCTGCGTTCTTATCTGTGGCGCTTCAAACTGAATATTAGGATTAGAGAATGATGAGGCGATATTTGGTATTAAAGATGCAGGGTCTATCCGTGGAGATTGTTGTCCGCCTTTACCGCCCATACCCATATTAGGATCAGAGTATAAAGATGCAGGGTCTATCATCTGTGGCTTCTCTCTCATTATCGGCATCCCATTAGTATCTGGAACACGACCTCCGCCCATATTAGGATCAGAGAATAAAGAGTCAGGGTCTATCTGTGGCTTAGGTGGCGGAGGAATCATTTCACTACCAGTTCCTCCGGGGCCAAACGGCCCTTGAGTATATACATTAGGGCTACCTCCGCCCTGTTGTCGTGGTGGGTTCTGGCTTCCACCCTTACCGCCCACACCCATGTTAGGATCAGAGTATAAAGATGCAGGGTCTATCTGTGGCTTAGGTGGAAGAGTTCTACCGCCCGCAACCCCTGTATTATTGTAGTAAGGATCGCTAGAATCGTACATCCCGCCAGTAACACCTGTGTTACCGTTATCTCCAAATCCGCCTTCTCTTCTTGGCGGTGGTGGTGGAGTTGAAAATCCTTCGCCCTGTTGTGGTGGTGGGTTCTGGCTTCCGCCCTTGCCGCCTAATGCAGTTCTTCCCATATCTCCATAATTTCTTGGTGAAGACTGATAAGGATTTCTAGGTTGAGAAGAGCC